CATAGGCCCAGAAGACGGCGCACTTGAAGAAGAAGTTGACGTAGAGATCGAACAGGAACCCGGCTTTGACGCTAACTTGGCTGAGTACATGGATGAGTCTGCACTAGCGTCATTGGTTTCTGATCTGCTGGATGACTTCGATAATGACAAGAATTCTCGTAGAGAATGGGAAGAGACCTATATCGATGGGCTTGACCTGCTAGGGTTAAGGATTGAGGAGCGTACTGAACCGTGGAACGGCGCCTGTGGTGTATACCACCCGATGCTGACGGAAGCAGCTATCCGGTTCCAGAGCGAGATGATTTCAGAAACTTTCCCGGCGCAGGGGCCAGTCAAGGCCAAGATCATCGGGAAGGATGACAAGGAGACTCAGGAAGCCGCAGCCCGTGTGGTTGAGGATATGAACTACCAGTTGACCGAGAAGATGCAGGAGTTCAGACCGGAACACGAGAAAATGCTGTGGGGGCTGGCACTGGCAGGCGCCGCGTTCAAAAAAGTTTACTTTGATCCGTCGTTGAATCGGCAAGTTTCGATGTATGTTCCCGCTGAAGACCTCGTAATCCCCTACGGGGCGTCGGATGCGCGTACCGCAGAAAGGGTCACGCATGTCATGCGAAAGACCAAAAATGACATTAAAAAGCTGCAATACGCGGGCTTTTATCGGGATGTAGACCTCAGTGAGCCTACAAAAGACCTTGACGATGTACAGGAGCGTAAGGACGAAGCAGATGGATACAAGGCGACATATGACAGTCGCTACAAGCTGCTGGAGATGCAAATTGAGCTTGATCTTGAGGGGTATGAAGACCTAGACGAAGAGACTGGTGAACCCACAGGCATTGCTCTACCGTACATTGTTACTATTGAGAAGGGATCACAGGAAATTCTTTCGATCCGTCGTAATTGGGATGAACACGACGAGTTAAAACAGCCTAAACAGCACTTCGTGCAGTACACCTACATACCGGGCTTCGGCGCATACGGGTATGGTCTGATCCATCTGATCGGTGGGTTTGCGAAGAGCGCAACGTCTATTGTGCGTCAGTTGATTGATGCAGGCACCCTGAGTAATCTTCCGGGTGGCCTAAAGTCTAGGGGTCTCCGAATCAAAGGCGATGACACACCCATCATGCCCGGCGAGTGGAGAGATGTTGATGTTCCAAGTTCCAACATTAAGGATAATATCCTGCCCCTTCCCTACAAGGAGCCTAGCCAGACGCTATTCACGCTGCTACAGAACGTAGTAGAAGAAGGCCGCAGGCTAGCAGCCGTTGCTGATGTCAAAATGGACAACATGAACGGCGAAGCGCCAGTCGGAACCACCCTAGCAATCCTAGAGCGAACTCTTAAAGTCATGTCGGCGGTACAGGCTAGGGTTCATACGGCTATGGAGCAGGAGTTCAAGCTTATCGCGGCGCTGGTCAGAGACTATACGGCGCCCTCATACGAGTACGAGCCGAACTTCGACGCTAAACCCACCGCCAAGAAGGAAGACTACGACAAGGTAGACATCATTCCGGTATCCGATCCGAACGCTAGCACGATGGCGCAAAGGATCATTCAATATCAGGCCGCTATTCAGCTTGCGTCACAATCTCCTCAGATTTATGACCTGCCTCTGTTGCATCGCCAGATGCTTGAAGTGATGGGTATCAAGGACGCAGATAAGATTGTGAAGGTTGAAGATGATATGCGCCCGACCGATCCGGTTACTGAGAATATGGAGATCATAAAGGGCAAGCCCGCAAAAGCCTTTATACAACAGGATCACGACGCGCATTTGTCGGTACATCAGTCCATGATGCAAGACCCGAAGATGGCAGCGGTGATTGGGCAAGACCCCAATGCTGGGGCTATTCAAGCGGCTATGAGCGCTCACATCATGGAGCATCTTGGGTTCCAGTATCGCAAAGGGATTGAGATGGAGTTGGGTGTTTCTCTGCCGAGTCCTGATGAGAAGCTGCCGCCTGAGTTGGAAGCGCAGATTGCTGCCCTGTCAGCGGAAGCCGCACAGAAACTTACGCAGAAGAATCAGGCAGAACAGCAACAGCAGCAGAATGAGCAAGCCGCACAAGACCCGCTTATCCAGATGCAACAGAAGGAGCTTGAGCTGAAAGAAAGGGAATTGACCGATAAGAAAGAGGTCGAGATGGCGAAGCTGGAGAATGCCAAGGAGATTGCGATGATTAACAACGAGGCGAAGCTGTTGCTAGCTGGTGAGGACGCCAAGACCGACCTCATGTTGAAAGGTGCAGAAGTGATCTCTCAGACTGTTGTAGCTCCTATGTTGCAACAAGGCATGGCTAATCTGGCACAACCTCAAGACCCCTACGCTCAAGAGCAACCTCAAGACCCCTACGCTCAAGAGCAACCTCAAGACCCCTACGCACAACAGTAAACTATGGACACAGAAGTAGTAGAGTCACCGCTGGTTAGGGACTGCGCCCCTTGCACACAATGCTGCGAGGGGTGGTTGAATACCACGGTGTTCGGGAACGAGATGAAAAACGGGCAAGGATGCCCGTATGTGTGCCCCACAGGGTGCGGAGTATATGAGAAGCGCCCCTATGATCCATGCCAAGGATTCAAATGCTCATTCTTGATGGATGAGAAATTCCCATTATGGATGCGACCCGACATTTCAAATTTGATCTGCTATTCCGATGAGATCAATGGAATGTTGTTTTACAGAGCCGTGGAGACTAATGCCACGCTATCAGCGCGAGTTCTGAACTTCATAACGAGGTACGCCATAGACCACGACTTGAACATGGCTTATGAATTTGAGCGCAAGCTGTACTTTATTGGCAGTCCTGAGTTCATCGCCGCTATGACTGAAGGAGAGAATGTATGAAAACCGCACTAGATGTGTTGCGTGAAGAATTGCAAGAGATGATCGACGCGAGGAGCGAGGTTATCGCATACGGGGAAATAGAAGACTTCCCCGCTTATAAGTATTTGGCTGGAGTGATTACGGGTCTAACTCTGGCTAGGGAACGTGTACGAGACCTGCAAAAACTTGAAGAGGATATGTAATGTCGGCAGCGAACATTGACGTAGCAAAAACGAAGGCAACAAGTGACAAATTGGCAGCGCAATTACCAGACCCTGTGGGGTACAAAATCCTCGTCGTCAAACCGGAAATCGAAGAACGGTCTGAAGGCGGTATTCTCAAGCCTCAAGAGTTTCTTAAAAAAGAAGAAGCCGGTGCGGTTGTAGGGTTCGTTCTGAAGGTTGGGCCGATGGCCTATCTGGATAAAGAAAAATTCCCTACTGGCCCGTGGTGTAAAGAAGGCGACTTCGTGCTGATTGGCGCCTATCGTGGCTCTAGGTTTTCTGTGAATGGAAAGGAGTTCATCATGGTAAACGACGATATGATTGAAGGCACAGTATCCGATCCTCGCGGCATCAACCGCGCTTACTAAAAGGTGATTTATGGCAGATACGTATGAAGATGAAGAACTTGATTTCGCTGTTGGCGACAGTGAAGGAACAGAAGTAGAATTTGAAATTGTAGACGATACCCCAGAAGAAGACCGTGGGCGCCCGAAACTTGCTGAAGATGCAGAGCAAGAAGAGGAGCTAGATAACTATTCTGAAAAGGTGCAGAAACGCATCAATCAGATCAACCATAAGTACCACGACGCCAGACGGGAGAAAGAAGCCCTAGAGCGTCAGAATGCAGAAGCTATCAAACTTGCTCAGACTATCCTTGCTGAAAACGAAAGGCTCAAGAAGACTTTGACTTGGGGGCAACAGGAGTACACCAAGGAAGCGCAAGCCAAGATTGAATACGCAGAGAAGCTTGCAGAGGATAAGTACCGTCGCGCATATGAGGCAGGTGATACTGAAGGCACCCTTACGGCGCAAAGAGAACTCAACAGGATTGAGATTGAAAAGTCTAAGCTGGTTGACTATGTAAATAGTAGTTTACAGGGCCAAGGGGCTTTACAACAAGAAAATAATGATGTATACAGTAACCCAACTCCAGCACCGGAGCCTCCTTCCGTACCTCGTGACTACCGCGCAGAAGAGTGGGCAGCACGCAACCCTTGGTTCGGAAAGGACGAGGAAATGACCTCATTGGCTTACGGACTGCATCAAAAATTAGTTAACTCTGGTGTCGATCCGACCTCTGACGAATACTATCAGCAGATTGATAGCGGCATAAGGTCACGATTCCCAGAGCGTTTTAATCGACAAAAGAAGTCGTCACCTGTAGCACCGGTTGGTAGAACCTCCGCACCCAAAAAAGTTACATTGACCGCATCGCAAGTCGCAATAGCAAAACGTCTTGGCGTACCTCTCGAAGCATATGCCAAACACGTACTAAAAGGAGGCACCATAAATGGCTAACATCACTGGTAGAACAACCCGTTCAGTAGAAACTCGTGAAAAAGAAGCACGAGCCGTGTCTTGGAAACCCGCGCATGACCTCCCGGTGCCCGAACCGCAAGACGGCTACATCTTCCATTGGAAGCGCGTTTCTATCATGGGGCAGCCTGATCCGGCTAATATGGCCCGCGCAAAGCGCGAGGGCTGGGTTCCTTGCCAAATGGAAGACCATCCAGAAATGGCCTCCGACTTTCTAGCCTTCGGCCTACAAGGTACAGGACTTATCGAAATTGGTGGACTCGTCCTTTGCAAAACCACCAAAGAAAATTCGGATGGACGCAAAACCTATTACGGCAATTTATCGCAAGCGGCGATGGAGTCTGTTGATAACAACTTCCTCCGCGAAAATGATCCACGGATGCCTCTCTTCTCTGAGAAGTCATCTAAAGTCTCTTTTGGTCGCGGTTCCTGATAACTCTGGGGCCGTATTAAAAATTTAGGAGTTCTATATGGCATATCCTGCAAATATGGCCCCCCAAGGTTTCCTTCCTGTGAACCTTATCGGTGGTCGTGTATACAACGCCGCTATTCGGCAGGTTCCGATTGCTTCTGGGTACGCTCAGAACATCGGTTATGGCGATCTGGTTACTTACACCACGGACGGCACGATCATTCGTGTTGACACCTCTTCCGGTGCTAAAGCTACTTTCGGCACTCCGCCACTGGGTATCTTCCTCGGCTGCCAGTATTCTCAGTCTACAGGTCTGAAGTACACTTTGGATTCTCAGTATTGGCCCGCTACTACGGCGGCCACCGATGCTACGGCCTTCATATGCGAAGACCCGGAAGCGATCTTCAAGATCACTGTGA